TAAGCTCTTACCTTTCTTTTTATATCCGTTATTATTTTCAAGACTACCATCTTCAATGCCCGCAAGATCAAGCATGAATTTTTCTTTAGAAGTTTTATCGCCACTGATCTTATCAAAACCAGCAGCGGTAATAATCTTCTTGGCAATCTTAATCGCTGTACTCTTACGGGTGCCGGGTTCTCCAATGAGCATAATATACATGTTAGTATATAACTCAAAGTGGCCAAGAGAGAATGAATACTGTCTCCCTAGATAAGCTCCTACCATAGATATTGCTGACCATCTGTGATAAAAGATAGGAGCTTCAGTCTCACCAACGTAAGAGAGATATTGTCGCAGGAAGCTATCTCTCATAAGTTCCATGCCGCTTACCGATTATACTCAGACTCTTGTGGAATAATACCAAGAATGATTAACTTATCTCCTTGCTTGAGCTTAACCACTTCCATTGAATCTGCATCATTAGTTTTTAACAGTACACCTTCTGTAGCTGTATTAACTTCAGCAATAGCATAAGCATCTTCAGCAGGAATATCCCACTTACTATTCTTAGTACTTTCCAATAAGCCATGCAAGCCACTGATTTTATCTACAAAATCAATCATAGCTTGAGACTTATCTTGCCAAGTGTTACTTGCTCTTGCTACCATCTGTTTAAATTCAGCAGCATGTTCTTGTGGTACTATAATATCAAATGAACCATCTGCCTGTTCGATAACACTAATCATTATTCACCTCATTCTGTTTCGCTCCAGCGCAACGCACCTTTGCCATCTTTACCATTCTTAACGTCAGCAGGAACTGTGAAAGTCCTAATGACTCCATCGTAACCAAGACACCTAATTGGGACTTGCATACGTTCTGCTACCATATCCATTAGATACTCATGTCCTTCCCTGAACTGGAATAGAATGGAGTCATGAATCTGTGCGCAGAGTTTAAAGTGTTGAGAGTACTTTGGGTTAAGTGCTATCTCATAGAAGACTCGGATGTAAGCTTCGTTCAGAGCTTTAGCATTTAGGGATTGTGATACGTGGGCGACTAACGAGTTTTTATCAAGCTTATTCTTTTGTGGATTACCGAAACAATAACGGGTCCAACCTTCTAGTGGCTTCTGGTCCCAATCAAGAGCTGGCTCATTATGGTCACAGATATGCCAAGTTTCTGGTACAGCAAATGCAGTGTGAGATACTAGCATGTTAGTAGACATAACTTCATGAACTACAGCAGGATAGTATTTAAGTCTCAGTGTCTTATAGGTATGATGGAAACCTTCAAGAAGATGATGGGCTACATCTTTAAGTTCATAATGTCTAGGAAGTCTTAGTAATCTTTTAGCTTCCCAAACTTTATCTTCTCCCATCGTATCTACTAGGACTCCTTCTCCCATGAGATAGTTAGCACCGTGATTGGTCCTTTTACTGAGGTCTCGCAATGCTTTATCGAGAGTTTTTCCAGTGGCGTCACAATACACACTTTCATAAGGCACACCAAAGAATGCAGATGCATTAAGTGCATGAAAATCTCTGGGAGAATTGATTGCTGCAAGTAAGGCAGGATCTCCAGACACGTAGGCAGTGTCTCTAGTTTCGGCTTGCTTAAGATCAGCTTCTGCAATCCTGAAACCTGCATCAGCAATAATTGTTTGTTTAACTTCTGGTCCGCGTGGGATGTTTTGAATGTTGAAGCCGCACCAGAAAGCATGCTCTCTACTAGCCATCCTGCCTGTGTCTGTTCCATGTGGATTAATGCTGTATAAGATTCGGCCATTTAACTCTGCTCCAATTTTCAGGTCTTTCTTTTTAGTGGTAGGAACAAGATGTTCAGGCGTACCAATAACAAGATAAGTTGATTCTAGTTTTCTATTGCCACGAATATCAAGAATCTTATTAGCGATCCTAGCATTTAGTGGATGACGGTTTGCTATTTTCTTTAAGCTCTTCTCATCGGAAGAATCAATATCTTTACAACCAAGTACAGTTCTAAGTGCTGTATTCTGAGGTGCGCTGTTAACATTGTAGATGTTAGGATAAGTACCCAGCATCTTAGAGAGGGAGATATTATCCTTCTCAATCAGTTTGTTAACATCAGCAGCTACAGTAACAAGACGTTCCATGTCTCGTTTAAGTCCAGTCATTTCCGAAAGATGACAAGGGAATACAACCGGAAACTCTTGTTTATAGTTACGCTTAGCCCAATCTGGGGCTTGGAGAATCCATGCCATAAAGACGTGAATAGTAGTCCACGTATCAAGCGCATTATAACGATAGTATTCGTATTCGTTTTGGGTGTCCGCAAGATCCTTCCAGTACATGGCTTCCCGAACAAAGAACGCTCCAAGGAACGCAAGGTCTTTGGGGAGTTCGCTATACCAACTATGAAACATATTGACCGTGTCCCAGAGATAGTTATACAGTACAGCGTTATAACGGGACAGGTACGATATATCATATTTGCCATTTTGTAGTACCTTAGGTGCTTTGAGTTCCCAATTGAATTTTCGCATGATACTAACTGCGAACATATCTTTGATTGGAAGGACTACTGATTTAGTACGGAATGAAACTCCATCATAGAAAAGAGCAGTATATCCAATACACCTAATGCGAAGATGATCACGCAGAGTTTCAATGTCAACTGAGATTGCAATAGCCTTAGAGAATTCATTGAATATCTCTTGATAGTTTCTAGTAGTTAGGATTTCAAACTGAAATGCAGGGACAGAATACCATTCGTTCGGAGCAGCCAACTTACTAATGAATCGTCTAGTAATGAATGGCTGATAGTCGGCACCTGTCTTGAGAAGTTCAAGCTTCTGAATGAATACAAATTCGATACTGGAATACAGGAAGTATGAACCCTGATAGTCATCTAGGTTAGCCTTATCTTTATGGTTGCCTTTAATTGCTAGCAGCTTTAAGAGCACAGGAATCTGAGTGCAGATAACACCAGTAATGTTCCGCTTCTTGCAGAAGTTAACAATCTCAGTGAGAGTACTGACTTCACCAAAGACTGTGAATACTGTTGCGTTACCTACCAATGGTTTCAGTGAATGCTTATAGCCTGCATCCTCTGGAGTACCAAGGAAGAGTAGCACTTCAGATTTAATTGGGATATTGTTATCGCTCATACGTATAAATCCTAGGGAATATACAAACTGAAAAACCCTCCGAACCAATGTTGATAAGACACTGATAAGGAGGGTTCTTTATTTATATACTCAGATGATTAGATCACGTTCACCGATTTGATAACCAGATAGAACTTGGAAGGATCGTTCTTATCTTTACGCAGTGCGCTAACCAGCATAACTTCCATACCGTTAGAAGCATCCATGATTTCGCGGTTAGTTTCACCAGCAACACCACCTTCTTTCAGATTCTTCAGAATTTCTTTCCACTGACCTTCAGCCAGTTCATTCTTCTTACCTTCTTTATCTTTCAGGATAAAGGCAGTGCTGCAAGTATCGCCCGGCTTCGGCAGTTCATCATCAGGGTTAGCCAGTTCAGCAGTGCTTTGATGAGTGAACTTAGCTTCAATAGCAGGGCTGTTACCAATGTTCTTAACATCCCAGTTCAGCTTAACAACATGAGCACCAGCAGGGAAAGGTTTAAACTGGGGAGCATCAGCCAGATCATCCAGAGTACCGTCCAGCAGGTCGTCGATGTTAGCGTTTTGGGTAGCTGCGTTCATAATATTAATTCCTCTTAATTAAATGATTTGGTTTGTTGTGATTCTAGGTTACTACTAGTTGATACTGATTGATACTACTCAGTAACGAAAGCTGCATTATCAGCTTCATGCTCTGCTATATTGATACGATCAGCTAGTGCCATATAACCAATCGTATCAGTAATACTGTCGCGATGCTTAGGTGTGTTTGCTAACCTTGCTTGCTTCAGTAACACCATCATAACACAGACGTCATCCGTTGTCAAGGGGGCTTGATAGCCGTATTTAGCTTTAAGATGAGTAGTCCAATATTCTGCAATCGTTCTGAGATTCTTACTAGGATCACCGTAAGTCTTTTCTCTGTCACCGTAGATTACCTTAGTAGCTTCTTCGATTGCAGTGAGTGGTTTAGCTAGTGTTGGTTTAAACTCATTGGTTGTTTCAGAAGCTCCCTTATTAAGGGAATATAGCTCTTCCTCTTTCATACTTACGCTCCTTGTTGATGTCTCTTAAGTTTCATATTATAGATAGCTCGCTGTCCCGGATTAAGAGCAGCAAGTTCCTGTGCATTCAATTCTTTAAACTCTCCATCATTAGATGCTGCAATTTTCTCCTGCTGAATCTGATTAGCTGCATCACGAGTTGGACTTACTGATTCAAGCTCTGGAGAATCCTTACTGCCAATAGATACATCAACATCGCTGATTGGCATACCGAAATTAGGGAGCTTCCAAGTAGTAAACATATCGAGAAGTGACCCTCCTTCTTTAGATGCTTCCAACTTAACATCAGTACGAGAGCCTGTAAGCACAGACATACTATAGTCAGTAGCTGAACCAACAACGTGTTTTTTGTTAACCACATTACAGTACACCACGTGGTCAAAATACTTAGCAGTATTCCTGCTGCTATTACTAGACCCAGCAACTGGTACAATCTTGGTTCTTCCGTCTTCAAATTTAACCTCCTCTTCATGGCTAATGCAGACAATGTTATAAGGAGCTACTTGAACTTGAGATAGAAACTTATCCATAAGCACCTTAAGAGCACCCCAATCATCAAGCTGAAGCTTATAATCATCAGGTTGGTTCTTAGTGATGTGCGCGATACCGCTATTGGTAAGCTGTGTGAGGGAATCAATACCAACAACCCAATCCGGGCCAAGCTCTTTGAGACATACACGCTCTTGTTCTGCCCCAGCTTTCTTACAAATAGGACAAGCTACCTTAGAGTGAGCAACACAAATAAAGACTTCATCACCTTTGATAACCTTCATCATGGTTTCAATAGCGATTGGATACACTCGACTATCACGAATGTTAATAACTTCAATACGCTCTTGCCATTCAATAGGCAGCTTCTTGAAAGTCATGTGTCCATTCTCTAGCGAGAAATAAAGAATCTTATAATATTCAGCAAGCTTACCAACAAGTTCAGTCTTACCAGTCTTAGGTGGACCGAATACCATTACTCGTTGCTCTGCAACATTTCCAATCTGTGACATCTTAGCCATTATTATTTCCCTTTCTTTCTAAGTTCTTGTACATCTTTAATCCTATCAATCTCCCACTCAATCGTTTCCATAATCCTTTTACTTGCAGTGCGGGAGATATTCTTTTGTGCTCGTTCGTTAGCAAGATTAGCTTTCATTCCTCTGAGAAGGAAGATAGCAAAGTTCTCATCACTGGCGATACGTTGGTTTTCTGTTTGCAGTTTATTAGTTCTGCGTTCAGTTTTATTCTTAGGCAGTTCAGCCCTAGTTTCTACGATGCTCATTCCATAATCTCCGCTAGGCTGTCATTGATAACTTTAGCAATCAGGAGTTTAAGATCGTTACGGCCCCAGCTAGTCTTCTCAGCAAGAGCCATATCGAGATTTTTATTAAAGGCGTCAATAAACTTTTTAATCATAACATTTCATCCCCGTCCATAGGTTTAGCATCGGAGTTATTCCATTCAACAGGAACAATCGGAATAACCTTTTTCATTTGTGCTTCAATAAGATCGGCAAGTGAGACTTGAATGTCATACACCTTAGTATCTGTGACTGATTCCACTGTTGGTGGTTCGGTGATAAGGTCGGTAGAAAGTGTGCATTGGTTGAGATATTCACAATCTCTGAACCATGAGTAACAACTTTCACCGCGCATCGGATACACGCCAGTTCTATCATAAAGACTAATAACTTCGACATCGAGCATGAGTTCTTGAATCCACTGTGCCCTTTGGAGATAAGTTTTAGGAAATCTCAGGACTTCATAACTCATATCCTTTGTAAGATATACTAGATACAGAACTTCATAGTTAGAGATATCAGGTGCGATAACATCTAGTACTACAGAATAACCTACAGCTTGGCTAGAGTTTTTAAATGTAGTGGGGTTGAGATTTGTAGAACTAGAAGTTTTACATTCCAAGACGAGAATCTTACCTGTGACTTTGTGCCTAAGAACAGCATCGACAGAGCCACGGAAAAAGAATCCATCGGGTAATTCAATGCGGAAGCTAAGTTCTTTAGCACTTCTGCCATTATACTGGAGTAGTTCGTACTCTTCCAGAAATCCTGACCTACGGAGAGCGATAAGCCTTTGGATCGCAAGGACTGCGAGATAGAAACTCTTATTTTGTTTTGGGTTGTTGTCTGCAAGCGACGCATGCCAACCAAGGAACATCTTCCAGATGATTGCATCTTCTTCCACGCCATCGAATACATCTTGAATTCCTTCACCAACAATATGTCCAAATGCGAAAGTTAAATTCTGATTGGATGCAGCATCAGCATTCATCTCATCATCAACAGCTTTCTTACGATACAGTTCAAACTTACGAGGACAGGAATGCAATGTAAGTAATGAGCTATAAGAGAGCAACTTAATACGAGGATCAATACCCTCAAAGGTTACATATTGTTTCGGCGCAGTTGTTTCATTATCTAGAGGCGCATCTAATAGCGCATCCATGTCTATAATATCTTCACTCATTTAATCTTCCCCTTCATACATTTCACATAGTATGGAGTATAAAGTATTCTGATCCATTCGAAGATGCCGTGACAGTTCTTGTAACTGATAACTACCAGCAAACCATGGTAACTTCCTCATTCTCTTTGGCTGAGTATATGAGAATGGCCCTAGAAACTTCACCAATAACTTGAACTCTTCAAAGTAATTAAGGTAAAGTCTGTTAGGGCCATGGTTTCTAGATTCTAAATTACCGTACAGTTTTAGCAGTGCTTCAAGTGGAAAGTATTGTGTTTCAATGGAGTGGCAACTGTTGTCCATCCCTTATTTCCATAAGTGTCTTGGCGTAGAAGTCATTAATAACTTTTAACAACGCATCAATGATGCCACCAATGGAACTATCAGCAGAGTAAACTTCATACCCAAAGAAGTTAGCTTCTGGAATATCCTGATTATATAGAGTGTACATAATAGGAATGCATGGCTGAAGTGGAGTACCTTCAACTATATCTGCCCAGTAGACACAGAGCTTACCTGCTTGATAGTCACCATTCCAGAGAACTGGTTTGTCATCTAGAACAGTGATTTTAAATGTTCCAACTTCAGGAGAACTAACAGTTTCTACTGGAAAGGTATCCATTGTTAATCCTGTTAAGGCTCAAAGCCGGGTTGAAGTTTGTAGTCATCAGGAACTACTTTATAATAACGAGCCTGACTTCCATCACCGGGGTCATTAAGATCATTAATTACCTTGCAAAGCATTTGTAGCTTAGCTTCTGACAACCTAGGAAGTCCAGTAACAAACTCCTCATCAGGATAGTCACTGTCGAAATTATCAGTGTTTACAATACGTGCCATTATTATTCTCCAATCAGAACATGTCAGAAGATAGTGCAGTCTTTTTATCACGAGACTTAGCTTGCTTAGCTACAGTACCAACAAGTTCTGTCTTAGTCTGAATCTTAAGACCATTAACAATCACACCAATCTCTTCTTCACTAAGAGTTGTAACTAACTCAGGATCATTGCGCAGCTGCTTATGGATCATCATTAGAAGAACAGGCATCTTAGGATGTTGATGATGAATAGCTTCCTGAAGTTCCTGCATCTTGGACATAAAGTCCATGTGGTCTATTTCAGAAGTTCTAGCTGTGCCGATAGTCTGAACTACACTGTTAGCTTTTTGATTCGTCTGTTCCAGACTATTCGTTTCAGTCTTTGGAACTGATACTTCTTTGTTTTGATTGTTGTTATTTTCCAGATGCACTCTACTAACTGGAACTGCCACATCAGCAGTTTTAATTTCCGCAACTTGGCTTTGCGCATTCTGAATCTCCTGATTCTGATTAGCTTCTTCTTGTTTCTTTTTGCGAAGCTCTGCAAGTTTAGCTTGAATGTCCATAGTTATTCATCCTCCGGAAAGCCATAGGGAGCAAAGTAATCATCTGGATTGTCACTATCTTGCTCACGATCTTGATAAGGAGCACGATCAGCTTTATCCTGTTTAGTAGTACCAGTATATGGTCTATTAGCTTTAAGATATTCTGTGCTAATACTAGCCAAGGTATTCAAATCAGGATTAGTAGTTCCCGTATAAGGAGCTGCAAGTTCTTTCGGCTTACCTTCAATACGGATAAGATCCCTTGGTACACTCAACGATAGTAACGATTTCTGACCTAAGATCCACTCACTAGCCAAGATGTAATTAAAGGTTCCGTCAACCTCATCGTATTTTCCACCGAAGGAAGATAGCTGAGATTTCGGGAACCATTCTTGTTTGATAGTTTCAGATGTTTTAGGATCAACTACCCTGAATAGAATAGCTTTACCTGTATCTTTAATGATCTCACCTTCAAGACCACGATAAACATTATTGTATGCCATGATTATAAATCTCCAATGCCAATAGCATTTAGGTTGTCATAAGTAATAAGCTTCATAGTTACCATTGCTGCATCCCTAGTATATTCAATCTTTTCTTTTTTTAATTTAATATTCAGTTCAATCTTTCGGCAAGTATCTTGATCTTTAAGATTGATGACTGCTTTAATTACTCGCCGCTGAATAGATGGTGGTACTGCTAGTTTGACTTCTCCCCTTAGTTTGAGAGCAGCCCAAATTGAATCATATTTAGATGCCATAGTTATTGGTGTGATTATCAGGACAGAGGGCATGGATATAGTTATTATTAAATTGGTCCATGGTCTTTAGATGTGATGCATGAATCTTATATAGTCCCTCTCAACCGGATTAGATAAACTTGGCTGAGGAGTTAGCTCTAATGATTGAAGTCAAGAGGAACTATATAAGAGGCATCTCTCATCCTAACCCGCAGTTAGGTACTATGAGTGTCTTGAGATGCCAATCCTAGTATTGTGTTAGCAAGGAACTAGGAACCTTGTTGATATGCCCGACCGATCAAGGGAGCATAATCTTTAGTGCTAGTTTTTATCCCGGAACTAGCAAACCTACCCTGACATGTTCGTGAATATATACCACAGTCAGCAAGGATATTCTAACTATTACAGCGACAGCAGCAGGTTGGTTTCATCAGTCTTCAGCAGGGTATCAACCTTGTTCGACAGCCATTCCACAACCGGAGCAACTTCTTCACCGCGAGTAGTGTTATTGATGTAGATGGCGAGCTGTTCTTGCAGGACTTTCAGCACAGGCTTATTGGTCTTAGCGTTAGCGAACTTGCTAGTGAAGACTTTAGCTGCCAGTTCCACAGACTCTTTCTTCTTACCAGTAACACCCGGCATGACAGAAATGTAATCAGCTGCGAAGTCATCCCACAGTTCTTTGCTGATACCACCACCGCGACGTTCAGCTTTCGGCAGGTTAGCAATGAATTCCCATTCAAGCTTAGCGTAATCGAAGTTATCAGCATTGATATCTTCTTTATCGTTAACTTGCTCACGAGCTTGCTCAACAACTTTATCACGAACAGCTTCCAGCAGCAGATCCAGACCCTTACCACCTTTCTCGATGATAGCAATCAGACCTTCAACACTCGGAGCTGGCACCGGGATGGTAACAGTAGGACGCTTAGTTTCAACGCCGCTGGCTTCATCTTTAACTTTACGGAAATGGAAGTTAGTTTCCAGCACATCCACTTGGTTATTAAAGTTAGCTTTGATGGTGGTATGCAGAGCTTCACGAGCAGCAGTAGCAGCAGCTTCGTTAGCAGCTTTTTGTTCCGGCGTCAGTTCCGGCGCATCAGTAGCAGCAACACCAGTAGCAGTACCGCCAGCAGCAGCAAGAGCTTGGTCATCAACAGCAGCCATCATATAAACAGCACCGAACATAGCAGCCAGACGAAGATTGCGGGACAGTTGTTTCATATTTATTTCCTCAGTTATTTAATTGAATTGATATGGATGGTGCTAGGTTTTTGTCATCAGTACCTAACTAACTGCTCGGCGGATCGGAGAGCGCCACCAGAGATTGCATTATGCCAGAGACAGCATTCCGTGTCAACCCCTTTCGATAATCTAAGTTAGAACTATCTTCAGACTCAAGGGTATTACATATCCTACACGTTCATTGTTATGTCTGATTGGGTAGCAATCATCGTAAGTATTGTATGGTCCAATAGTAATTAGTCCCTCTTTTATTGAGCTTCCTTTATGCTTCATTGTCATGCTAGCAAATGGACTATGAATTATAGAATGAACTCTCTTGGCTAGCTCCTCTTTAGTATATACTTCTCGCATAGCGCCTTCATTAATCTCAACACCATTAAGAATGATAGTCATGATTAATCTTCCTCCTCTTCAGAATCTTTCTTCCTACGATAATATCGTTGCCTAGCTTTCTCTTTATTCTCAGTGATTAGATTCTTCTGAGAGTTAAGCTTTCTCCTTGCGATATTGGTTAGTGATTGGAGAGTGGAGATAAATTCTGATAGCTGTTCAGGAGATAGTCCAGTTAGTTCTCGCCAGATGATATCTTTAACATATGGATCATTCTTAAATCTATAATAATCCTTAAGACAAAGCATCATGATTCTGAGATTATCTTCCTGAGCTTTGGAGATAGAGTCTTTATTAAATAAGGCACTAAACGGGGATGTCATTTTGTTTTTCCTTCCTAGCTTCTCGTCTTTGCATGTTCCGTCTTTCAAGTTTAAGCTTATATACTTCACCCTTGAAATGATCTCTAGCACGTACATGATTCATGTGAGTACGGATAGCTTCCATTCTAATAGTTAGCTGAGTGAAGTCTTCTGCACTTAACCGGCTGATAGAAAGATTAAGTTGTGTGATATCTTGTACTTCTAAGGATATGATTTCTTGGAGTAAGTTATCAGTGTAAGTAGCAGGTACTGCATTAGTAGGTGATCTAGTGTTTCTCATAGCAAGCCTTCGTGCTTAAGTATACGTTTTAGTTTCTCCATAGTTGCATCTTCTCTTGGCCCACAAC